CGTTGGAACGCTGGAGAGTCTTCACTCAATCCTTGGTTCTTGAGGCGTTGAATTTCACCATCCCGAGCCATTTGGCGTTGGGGTGCAAGCAGACCGTATGTGGCGTCCTGTATGGCCTTGGAGTTACCCGTTGGGTCCATGTTGAACTTCTGCCAATCGGGCAGCTGGGACGTATCCAATGAAGTCAGAGCCTTGTCGGTTGCCCCAGGTAGAGCCGCAGCCCCTGCTTGGGTCTGCCGCAGTAGGGCAGCTTGTTGAGCTTGGTAGTTCTTGCCGGCATCGCCAGCGTCTGTAGTGTTTGTCCAGTTGCCGTTGGCGTCTTGAGACCAGGTGTTAGAACCTTGTGGACCGACAGAGTTGGTACGATTGGCTTTGGTTTGAGCCTCCAGCATTGTTTGCTGGTTGCGAAGGTCAAGGTCAGCTTGCTTCGTGTAGTCCGGTGGTGGGGGTGCAGATGACCCCGACGATTTACCGCCCATGTGTATTCTCCTTCAAATACCTACATTCTTCAGCGCGCATTGAGAGCAATATACCATCGCCATCCTCAAACGCATCCTTTAATGTGTGCTCATACTTGAACCCCACATGGTAGTCCAGTTGTAATGCTCTAGTGTTCGTAGAGCATACCATGGCAAAAACTACCTTCAACTTGACTACATTAAATGGGTAGTCGAACAATACTCTCAGAAACTCTCTAGATAACCAGTTGCCTTCGCCAGCACAGTGCATCATCATTGATGTACCACTGTATTGATCATATCCAACTACGCCGATTATATCGCCTTTTTGGTCTAAGCGCCCGATACAACGTAAATTTGTTGTAGGTGCGAGACCAATACTGCTACATAACCACTCAGCCAACCTAGGTTGGTCTGTCGAGTCAATCAAAACAACCCCGAGCCGTTGGTCAAACTGTAGTTTGTACCAACCCATAGAACGTCGCCAGTGGATTGGGCTACCATCCGCAACGAGGCAGCTATGCCCATGCCCTCCGCGCCAACCCAGTTCTTCTGTACGCGAGTGCCGCCGCCCCAATAGGGGGTACCCCATAGAGAGGTGTCCCAGATACCTGTCGGTACAGTGGGGAAATACGCTGTAGAAGTGGGCAACGGATAATCGACAAAGTCATACGTGATCGTGGACGACAACGTCACCAAAGCCTCCGAGGTGAATACAGGTTGGTACAAGCCAACCTGCTTCTGCGTCGTGGGCTTACCAAAGTAGGTGTAGGCTTGCTGGACTTCCGCAGTGATGCGGGTGCCCCCCGTACCATCCAGCAGGACGTTGTCTAGATTGCCTGTCCAAGCAGCCATCACCTTACCGTCTGCCGTACCGAACATGGGGTCAAGGTTGTAGACGCCCCAGCAGGATGCGTCCATGCCAGTGAAGATGGTCCAAGCGCTGGTGATCTGATTGGCTGCGAATTGGGTGGTACCGCCAGTTGTAACGGACGGCACGTTGATCAACAGCATGTTGGTCTTGGGCAAGTACTGTATGTCCCAACCGGCATAGCCCGAGTAGATGCCGATGGCCGTAGACACCAAGAACTGTATCTTGTAGGACGTCAGGGGATTCAGAGCTTGCTTGACTTGTGTCGAAATCAGTTGCTCCGACATGGATATAATACCCTGTTGGGTCAACGCCAGTAGATCGCCCCCAGCCTTGCAGAACCCCACCCGACCACTGACGGGGGCACCGATATAGTACACCCCGGTCAGCGCCCACTTGGTGGAGTCTGTTGGGTCAGTACCACCATACACGACAGCCTCGCCATTGGAGCTCAAGGCCACTAGGTGGTCCTCAGAGCCGCTGCCACTATCCAGTGTCCAGGTGGCCAGAAACGCAAGGTAGCCACCCTTGTTGAACAACGGGCCAAAGTCGTACTTGAGGAACGTACCCTGTAAAGCGTCAGGTGGCAGGAACCAACCATTGCTGGTGTTCTTCTCCACGGCCCAGAGACGGTGCTGGTGAACGATGACCTGGCTAGCCTTCGCAGGGTCTAGGCCAGCCCAAGTATTGGCGACAATACCGTCGCCCGCAACGAGTCGGAACACCCCTGTAGGCTTGTAAATGATGGCGTTATCCACACCATTTACAGCAATCAGGTTGTTACCAGACGAGTTTGTAAGCTGGGTTGCAACCCAATTGGTACCCGTCAATCCGGTCACCATGGCGGCCCCTACGGCACCCTGGGTAGTGACGTCGTACATGTTGGCTCCTGCCCAAGCGAATAGCTTGCGGGCACCAGTTACGGACGCCCATTCATGTATAGCATTGACCTTGGCACCTAGGCCTGTAGCCCACTCTTGGTAGCCTTTGCGTATGGAGCAGCCGTAAGATTGAGGCCACCAGTTGAGCAGAGTGAGGGCGTCAGTCTGATCCATCGCGATGATGGAATCTTTGGAGTTCAACCCACCGATGGGAGAGGGAATGGTTACTGGCGTGTTAAACGCAGGCGCGGCTTTTTGGAAGAACATGGTTATACATTCCAGTTGCCGTCAGGTACAGAGTACACTCCGATGTACATGGAGGTCGGGGTGGACGCCAGCGAGAGCTTGTCCGCGCCAGTGTCTTTGCCCGTCAGCGAGTTGAAGATACGCATGAAATCGGCTTGGACGCCCAGGGTGGGTAGTCCCTTCAACTCATAGAATTTGAACTTGATGAACTTGATCAGTAGCCAAGGGTTGTACTGGAGCACGTCATCATCGCCAGTAATCATGTCGGTTTCGACCAGCGAGGTAGGCAATACCCAATTCTTTGAGATGTACTCCATGCTCAGGGAGAGGGAACTGGCCCCTACTGCGGGAATCGGGTACAATTTCAGTACGTCACCTGCGATGCGGTAACGGATACGGGGCAGAGGTGCTACCAACGAACCCTTGAGGAAGGCCCATTCTTGGGCTGACTTCGGGCCAGCTAGCGGCCAGTGATTCGTGTTGTCCCACTGAGTCTGGTCAGTGAAGTACGCAAGATCGGCAGGCAACGTATAGTCGCCTTGGGTGGGAACGGTAGCCACGTTGAACGTGGTGGCGAACTGTTCCCACGGATAGTACAACAGCAACTCATTGCCGGCGCTGTTAAGCAAAGCAATGAGTTGGGAAGTAATCAGGTCAACCGTACCTACAAGGGTGACTGGTGCTGGCAATCCGAGTTCGCCCGCCACCTGCTTTACTGTAGCTAATGCTGACCAATATTGAGCCATGACTATGCCTTGGTTGGTACCTTAGCAGCCTTTTGAGCAGCCAGGATAGCGTCTACTTGAGCCTTGAGATTTGCGATGATCTCATCGCGTTTGTCCAATTCAGCTTGGAGCTTCAGCGCTGGGGCTGCGTCCTTGGCCGAATCCAGATACAGCTGAGCACGTTGCTTCAACTGGTGGTGACCCATGAACTTCTGGGACACGGAGTCAGGCATACCAACCAACTGCTCAATGGTAGAGCAACCGACAGCCTTGAACTCTTCAACTTGGGACAAAGTCATCCAAGGAAGGGTGTTCAATGGGGTACCGCTGGCGGTTTGTTCCAAGCCAGCCTTGTAGCGTGCCCACTGAGTGGGAAAGCGCTGTTGGTACTCGCCAGTGGCATCGCCAACGAACGAGTCACGGGAACCTGGGGTGATGATCTTGATCAGATCAATCTCGTCGAAAATGGGGCGACCAGCGTCAATCGACTTTGGTTCGTTTTTGATGGTGGAGCGATAGAACATGACGAGCAGACGTTTGTCAGCTTCAGATTGTTGACCGTCTTCAAAGTTCATCGCAAAATCAAGGGCTTCGGTGGACATCTTGTGTTCCTAGGGTTGTGGGGTGGAGTGGTTGAGTCGTTACAATATACAAATTGGGGTTGCCACTTTCATGACAACCCCAATTATTACACCAGGAATACCCAGATGTAACGTCCAGCTGGAATGACCGTACCCGCAGTGACGAAAGTCTTGTACAAACCAGTTGTGACCAAAGCGGTGACCACACCAGCAGCAGTGACGTTGCACTTACCGTCGGCAGCAACCGTCATGGCAGCTACGTCAGTGGAGACCAACCGAGCTACCTTGCCAGTAGCCGCACCGCTGTTAGACGGCACGGTGAACCCGCCAACGGCAGAGAAATCCGTCTCATTGACAGGGTTGTAGTCCCAAATACCAAGGGAGTTGATACCTGCGTAGTATCCCTCAGCGCTGGGGCCAGGAACGTCTGTATCCTGAAGATACCCGCCGATTGCTGCGATCTTGTTGGTATTTGCCAACCCGATTGCTGCACTTGCATTTCCTTGACTCATAATGTTCTCCTTGAAGATGGACAACCATTGGGGGGACAAGCCCCCCGTTGGATTAGGTATTGTCCATGCGACCTTGGAACTGCAGACCCGACGAAGTCAGGTTGCCGGCCCAGGCCAGGATTTGAACAGCAGCGTCTTGGTTGACGCTGTAGCGTTGACCAGGAGACAAAGGCACCATGTTGCGCTGACCGTGCGGACGGTAGAACATGTACTTGGTGTTCAGGAAGTACGCAGAGGTAGCGGGAACAGCCGATGGGGCAGTACCGGCAGCGCCAGTGGAAGTCCAGTTCAGTTGCAGACCACCGTCCAGCACCACGTCAGCGTCCATGAACTTCACGGAAGCGAAGCCCAGGTTGGCTGTCTCGGAACTGGTGAAACGCTGGATGTTCTGCAGTGAGGACATGTAGAACGACCAAGCGATGTTGTCCACCAAGATCAGGTCAGGACGGTCAGAACCGCGAACCAGAGCAGACCACATACGGTTGAAGTACGTTTGAACGTTGGTAGCCGACATCGCCGCGCCGCCAGTGGTGGTGCAACGGAAGTACTGGTTCTTCCAGAAGTTCCATGTGGAACGGTCGATACCCCCAACGATGTTGGTCGGAGTGGTGGACACTTGCTTCAGCAAACCGTCGATCTGCTTACCGCCAGCAGCCGTACCGTCAGAGTACAGACCAGTAGCGACCAAGTTGGCCATAGAGGACTCAGCCACTTGCATGCGACCGTCGAGCAGGTCAATGATCTGCTGTTTGCCGCTGTTCTGCATTTGCTCCAGACCGGAAATGGTCACAGGGCAAGCAGCTTGCTTGATCGTGTACTCCGCAGCGCTGATGACGTCCTGAGCAGCGATTGGCAAGGTCTCATAGCCCGAGTACCAGCCGGCATTGCCGTTGGACGCGAAGCTGAGCTCCTGCATAATGGTGTTACCACCGGTGAACGGCTTGATGTTGCCGCGCTGTTTGAGGCGCATCAACAGTGCGTTGTTCGAGGTGACGTTGTCGGCAATCTCGCCAGTACGAGACTGGATGGTTGTTGCGATGATATCGCTGATAGCACTATTGGCAAAAGCCATGGTTTACTCCTTGGTAGCAGCGGGAATTGGTTCCGCCACAGGTTGAACTAGCGGAGCACGCGGGTCAAGCGGCTCAGAGGTTTGGCTGACATTCTTGTCTTTGTTGGCCAAAGTAGGGTATGATGCGGGGTTGAGGGCATTGCGTAGAATGGGTAACATACTAGCGTCCTTCAGCGGCACTAAACGCTGCTTCGATGGCTGCACGACGATCAAGCTTGCCTGATGCACCGGAACTCAACCCATTTGGAGCGCCCCCAACAGACTTCGATGCGGCCTTAGCTTGCTGGGCCTTAGCATTTGCTGCTATGGCGGCTGCTGTCTTGGCTGCGTTCGCGCTATTGGTAGCTACCACTTGGCTAACCTCAGGATTCATGGCGATAGCGCGATTATAAGCCTGTTCTAGGGTTAAGTAAACCCCTTTTTTAGCTTGTAAATCTAAAAGATCGGCCATATCTTCGCGGACAGTAGCAAAGTGTTCAAACTTGGGGTCATTGGACATCTTCTCGATGTCGCTGAGGATTTTCTGCTCATTCTGCGCTGCTTGAGCCCGCACCTGTTCCTGCTGTTGAGTCAGGAATTGGTTGATCGGAGCCAGACGTTGCTCCAGCATGGTCTCTACGCGAGAGGCAACTGGGTCAGTCACGGCAGCGCCAGACAAGGCCGCGTCCAGCTGGGTAATGTCGATCTTGTAGTCAGAGATCAACTTGGCCATGAAGGCAGCGCGCTTGTCGGGGGCAGCAGTGTTCAGCAGACGGTCAGCGTCCAGCAAGGCAGTGAACGCCTGGAGTGGTTGCACGCCACGGCTTTGGATGTATTCGCTGTAGGGTTGGACAACCTGATGGAATTGCTGGGTGAACTGACGGGCTTGACTGGATTCGCCCAACACTCGCGTAACGTCCCGCTCACGGCGCATGACTTCCTGGCGGATGTCGGGGTCCAAACTATCCCATTTTGCCTTCTGCGGACCACGCCAAGACTGTGGAGCCTTGTCTACGGCCAGGACTTTCTCAGGCTTTTCAGTTGTTTCCTCAGTAGTCTCTGGT